CAGATAGTTAATTCACTAAAGAAGTTTAGAAAGAAATACGGCACTTTTCGAAGTGATTGGGAGAATCACGGTACATGAGTAAGCAAGATTTAGAAGTTCTTATTGACGAAGCACTCGATAATATTCGCAACGATAGAAAAGTAGCAAGAGAATTTCTAAATGAAATTGCAAATCAGATAGCGTCTGATGCAGAGCAGAACAAATATCTTAGTCCTGTGGCGGCAAAGCATATTGAAACAATGCAGCGTTCCAATGAACAGCTAGTAAAGATTATTAGTTTGAGACAAAAAACTCACACACAAACTATTGAGTTCTCAGATGAAGATAAAAATAGTCTCTTTGATATGATACAGGAGAAGCAATAGAGTGGCTTGTTGTGGTAAAAATAAAATTGCATTTGATCCGGAAGCTGTCACAGATCCAAAAGCTGCTGCTGATTTATATATCAACTCTATAAGAGAGAGTGTGGCGGTTGATGCTTTCAAAGGAAAGACAAGATTTAATGCAATAGTTTTGACAGATCCAGAGCAAGTGCCTGTTGGTTATTATGCATATTCGGATGATGCAGATGGTAATGATAGTAATGCCACCACAAAACTTTTTAAATTTAGAGCAAGAATAGTTGATAATCCATCTCCGCATGCAATATACCCTATGCCATGTAACGCTGATGATCCCTCGCCAAAAGAACGCAAAATAATAAGACTACATACAGAGTTTTATTCAACCGCAGCCTCGAAGCCCGGTCAAGTCAAAATTGGCAATATGGTGATTGTTGAGTTATCGCCAATGAATGAATTTGGATATAATTTGGTATCTGGTGAATATATAGGTATAATTGATGATGCATTAGTTATTAATAATATTGATGAAACAGATATAAGCTGTCAGCAACCGTTGAGTGGAGAATTTGATAATGTTACTGAAACGCCCCCACCGTCAACGTTAGATACTCCATTAATTGAAGCTACATGGAGCGTGGAACACGCAACAGGTGAGATTAAGTATTTATCGTCGAAATCTAATAAATATAAGATTCGCTATAACAGATTGAAGCAAAACACTACCGATTTTATGGCTGATGAAGTGAGAGAGAGGTTTGACCAGTTTCTCAAAGATTTGAGAGAAAATGGCTATGCATATATTATAAATAGTGTTCGACGCAGCCCTAAGCATCAACTCTATTTGTCATTGTCAGCAGACGGCGCGCTGCCGTGCCACTCAGATCATCAATATGGATTTGCAATGGATATGAATATCAAAGGCCCCGGAATGAAAAATCATTGTTTGAAGAAGCCTTACTTTGGTGATCAGAATATTGCTTGCTGGCAAACTTTATGGACAGGAGAACCAACCCCAACACCGACAGGAGACGCCGGGGATGACCCTAAAAACCCTATAAAGGAAATTAAATATTATACAGATTATGAAAAACCAGAAATGACATTAAGACAAATTGCTGACAAGAATCAAATTACTTGGGCAGCATGGGTGACTGCAGGATGGACGACTCAACCTTCCGGCTCAACAACTCAAGGCAGCTGGGATCCTATACATTTTTATGCAGCAGATATGAGATCGTTGCGAGACGAACGAAAGAAAGCATGTATAAAGTTTTATAAAGACTTAGGAATCGCTTTAAGTAGAGAAATGTATCCATCAAAAAATGGAGAAAAAAGTAAGGAATTATACGATTTAATGAAAGACAGGCCGGATAATCTTGAAGTTATCGGCGTCACTTCCCCCGCTGTTGCAGCCAAAGCCACCGTAACTAATGTACTTGTAAGTGATGAAGTATAATAAGTAAAGGATTAAAATGCCAAAAAAAATACCATTATGGAGTAATCCAGAACTAGAAAAAGCAATGTGCGATATCGAAAAAGGCACTGATGAGGATATCCTTGCAAATAATCCATCTGATTGTGGAGAAGAAAAAGGCTCTGAAAGTGAGAGTAAGAAAAAGCGAAGAAAAAAGAGGCGAAACAATGCATATAGCCCTAAAAAGCTATTAGAGGATCCATTTTATAAACCTGATAAAGTTCCTAAAAAAAGTGGTATATTTCATACTTTCTCTCCAAAGCCAGATGTTTTTTTTAAAGCGGCAGGTAATGAAAAAGTATATCCTTCTGACACCGATCAGGCACAGATAGTTTTCGGAACCGACAGACCTGGCACTTGGAAAAGCGGCTGGGGAAAATTAGGTTCAAACCGCGCCGCAAGTATTGATATTGTTGTTGGCAGAATGTCTAGTATACGAAACGGAAAAGGGCCAAAAGACGGAACATACGTTGGAAATGATTTTGCTGCCGATGCTGCAAGAATTTATATTAGCCAGTTAACAAATATTGATAATAATTTTGACATAGCCGAGGGCGCCTATGGCACTATGAAACAGAGATCAGGTATAGGTATCAAAGCAGATGGCGTTAGAATTATTGGAAGAGAAGGAATAAAACTAGTTACAGGAAGAGCAAAAGGTTGGAAGGGTTTTGGTTTAAAAGGTGAGCCAAATTCTCTTGGCGGCAAAATAAGCCAACCAGCCCCTCCAATTGAACTTATTGCCGGCAATAATTCAGACACAAGAACAGTATTTGGTGGTTTATTCAATACACCAGAGACATATAATAATTTACAAGGAGTTGCGAGAGGGGAAAACACAGTAGAGGCATTTAGTGATTTAGGTAAGATTATTGATGAAATATGGAGTGCATTATTTAACTTTATGTGCTATCAAATGGTGTTTAACGCAGCCATTGGCCCCGCACTATCTCCGTTGCCTGCTGCTCCTATAGTTGCTGGTGCTTGTGGCACAGCAACAACCGCGCAAATAATTTACTCACTTAATCCTCTTTATCATACGCGCAGTAATAAAACAATTTGGGAAGCAAACCATTTACAGAGAACTGGTTATCGTTTTATTGAAAGTAGGAACGTTTTCTCAAACTAGGAAGTATAATGGCAGAATCGAAATTTATAAAATATCAAGATAAAAATAATGATGGAATGGTAGATGTTTGCGATGATTTCGTTAGTGTTGAAGAAGTTTCTGCGTGTTTAGATTGTTCGCCAAATCCGAATGCTCTTGTTGACAATTGGCGCCAAAAAACAATCACTGAACCATTTCTCAATGAAAAAATATGTGAATATCAGATAACAGTTGGTACAAAATATACAACAACTATTGGGAAAGATGACCTGGCAGAGTATGGAGAAGGTAATCTGACAGAGGATGCAGCTAGTGAGGCAATAATAGAGCGGTTTGATGAGTTTGTAGAAGATGCCATTAAATCACTTTTAGAGGTATATGATAAAGATGACTCCGATGTATCAATAGAAGCCATTAAAGAAGTAATTGATTATACAGAGTATTATCTTGATCCTCGTCCTATGTCGAGATTAAAGTTATTGTATTCAGTACCTTATGATGATTTAAATGCTTTAGAAGACGCAATAGCTGAAGATGATGAGAGCGATGAAGATGATGAATCCGGCGATACGACTGTCACATATAGTACAAATGAACTTAAGCCGCTTTTGATTCGAATAAGAAAAGGGCTTAATCATTATAACCGATATCTTAATGTATATCGTGCCATGGAAGAAGGAAATTTATATTTTACTAGTAATAATAGTCTTTTCGATTTAAGTTTATATGGTGATGCTGGGTTTTTTCCAACATCACTATTAGGTAAAGCTTTAACACAATTAGATGGTTTTATGGTTCAGAAAAATTATAATCTTCCTGGGGTTGGTGGTCTTAAAGGATCTCGCAATGATAGAGTGGTAAAAGCAGAATTTAAATTTAATAAAAAGTTTAAATTAAAACGTTTAAAGATCTGGACAGAAGGCTGCGGTGAGAAACCAATAACTTTTCGAGAAAAACTAAAACCTCTCCTGGCTCAGTCTGCTTGGAAAGATCCAACAGCTATGGCGTATTTTGCTCGTTTGCATGATATGGATAATGATTTTCAGGCTCGCACTCCAAAGCCATGGCTGGAGTTTATTAAAGAGTATACATATCCTCCCATATATGACACCACAAACCCGGCGATTACTGATATAGATCCTAGTAATACCGTTATTAGTTGTATCGGAGAAGCGTTACGAGACGAAGGTAAGCAACTAGGGCAGGATATTCTTAGTGATGTGTTTAGTATCGGAGATGCTATTTCTTTAAAATTTCATGACAATATTTGTCAAACATCTTTAGGAGAAGTTCTTGATGATAAAGTTGGCGCAGGATTAATTGCTGGCCCACGCGCCGCCGGCATTGATACTGGTTCTGTGAAGGGAAATCTTGTTGAACTATACGCCATGGCACAAGAACAAGCGTTCAAAGAACTTGATCAAAATGATCAGGTATTTACAGAGCTTTGTGCAAGAATATTATTTGGTGCCAGCGGTGGTGGTGGAAATGCAGTAAATGATATCTGGAAACACGGATTTGATAAAATTAAGCTTTGTGGGTTGTTTGATTTATTGATGGACGCAATTGGGTGTTTAATGGGTGGCCTGTCTCTCGAAGAGGCGCTAGCAAGTATGCTAAAAAGTGCCTTTAAAGCTATGGGAATAGAACAATTCGGTGAGTTGTTTGTTGGATTACCGGCAGATAAACAAGCAGAGTTAGGAGCATTAGTTCAGAAAAAGATTGAAAGCGGTGATGTGTTTAAAGAAGGAAGTTCTGGTCAACAGATTTCTGATACTATCGAAGGCAAATTAGAGTGGTCGAATCCTTGGGAGTCAGAAGAGTTAGTAGAACAAGAAAGAGAAAATAAAAAGGAAGGAACCGAAAGCGGCATGACGGCTTCGGAGTTGCAACAAACTTCAGAAACCGGCAACGCCACTTTAACAGAACAGTTTAATGTTGGCTCTGAGGCTAATCAAAACCAACTTAGTCCAAATATTGTAATGGAAGCATATATGCTAGCGCTTCTAGAATTATATCAAGATAATCTTTTAGAATTACTCGATGAATTTAATAAGTTCCCAGGCGCCCCTGTTGTAGCAAAAATTATTGCATTATTAGATTGCCCACGCCCGCCAATATTTAATCCGAGTTTTATGGATTTTATTAAAGATCTCGAAATTCCTTGGTGCAATAATATCACCGATATTACATTTCCAAGATTAGAGAATCCATTTGGTTGGATTCCAGAATTTAAAGATATTATGAAGTTTATTTGGATGGCTTTAAGAATAGCACTGCAGAAATTAATTATTAAAATTATAATGAAATTATTAGTGAAAATATGTGAATTAATAGGAAATGCTATCTGTAAAGCACTAGAGACTGTTGGTGATATTGCTGCCGCCTTACCTTCCATAGCAACCGGAAGATCAACCTTTGCAGATGTTGTTCGTGAATCTATCTGCGGCCCGGAAGCCGATGAAGAGCAAGTTAATGATACAATAATGGACATGTTTAATTCTTTAGGTAGCGGCGGTTCTGCGTTGGCTGATCAGGAACAAGTATTAGCAATGGCAGAAGATGTATCATCGGCATCAACCCAAACAGAAATGCTGCAAGCTTTTTCAGGTGAGCCATCTAATGAATTTTTAAATATTTTTAGTACAATTATCGAATATGAATATCCAGATATGCAAGCAGCTTTTCCAAATAAAGAAAAAATAGGTAATTTCTTTAAAAATTGCGGTAATTTGATGCCGGCAGATTTTACAAAACAAATGAAAGACGCCTTAAATAACATACCAGAGGATGAAGTGTTGCCGGCAAATCCATCACTTTGCGCAACACCAGAGCAAATAGATCAGTTTAATGAGCATAGATGTAATTTATTAGAAGGCAGAGCAACTAAGGAACAATGTGAAGCAATGCGGCTGCAACCTTCAATGCTTGATGATTTAGATGATTTGGGAGCAATTCTTATGAAAGGTATACCGAATTATATTGATGATAATATGCCTCCATTGGTGTCTGATCCTGGTTGTGATAATGGGGTAATTCCATTTGAATCTGAAGAGCAAAAAGCAGTTGTGTCTGCTGTGCTTGGTGGTGATATGGAACAATTGAAGGTCGCTTTTTCTTATGATATGCTGGGCAATGGTCCTGGTATGAAGAATTGGGGGCTTATAAATATGATTCTTTCTGATACAATGGGAATGCCATTCACAGCCCACCAGCGAAAAACTAATCTTTTCGAAAAATGGGTAAATTTTTATGTTGATCCGACCGCCGAAGCCGATGCTGAACTTGACGACTTTGCACCGATTGCAAAACAAAGAGGCGCATATCCATATAAAGTAGCAGAGCTTTTGCAAGATCATTTTGGCGAAATGGCGTTGGGTTCATCCAATTATAGTATCGGGGACGAAGCTGCCTTGTCTTTTTCAACGACAAATGTAGCTCAAGACGATTACAACACTAGTGCAAGTTTTGAACAATTGGGCATTGATCGATTTGGCAAAAATATAGATTTATTAGCATTACCGGATTTTGGCTACAACTATGATATATCAGCTTCTTATGCCGAAGAGAGTGTATATTTTATTGAAAAAGCAAGAAAAGCAGAACCAGATATGACTTTGACATTTCAAGATTTGAGCGCTGGAAAACTCGACCGCGACAATGCAGCTACATATTCTTTTGGATTTACGATGGGAATGTATATGTCTGATTTATATGAATCCGGCGGTACTGTTCTTAATCGTCCCGGTGATAATGCTAGAGTTAAGATAGTTAATGAATATAATGTAGCTGATAAAATAGATTGGGTAAAGTTTGCATTATTATCTGTTGTGCCGAAACTTGCAGCGATGAAGGAAGCGGTGTCGAGTCTTGACGATGCAGAGCCGTTTCATGAAAGAGCATATGAATTTTTATCAGTTGATGACACACTTGATGGCATTGATTTATCAGATTATCCAGAATTTATGTCAACATTTGAAACAGCAGCCTCCAATTATATACCACAGGTCATACTTTTGAAAGAGATATTGAATAAAAACGGAGCTAGTGTGGCTAATGATAGTGTTAAAACTTTTCACGATACTGCTATGACTACTATTGCGCAAACATTTGCTTTAGAAATTTCCGGCAATACTCCAGCGTTCACTTATGGTGCTTCTTTTGATAGCTTGACAAAAGAGGATGTTGAGTATGTTGTTGATAATGATCAGACATCCACCGGCGCCGGCGCTTCGTATTATGAAGCAACAGTTCTAGATGAGGATGGTGAGGAAAGAAAGATTTTAAACGATGATATGATACTGGGCATTAGTCGGATGCAATATAATGAAGAGAATAACGATGGCCCACCTAATAGGGTTTTCTATTTAGATCCTGCACAATTTGGCGGAACGTATATGAATCCACCAGTATATATTACTCCAATAACTAGTTCAGCTTGGGTAGGTTTCGTGGATGTAATGTTTCCTGAAATAAGTCCTTGTAAGCCACAGAGAACAGATTTGATTGATTTTGGAGATATTCAAGGCAAAATAGATGAGGTTTATCCTCAATTACCAGAAGACGAAAGGTTAAAATCCGATCCAGATTGTATTAAAGAGTTGCCATATGAGAGGATTTTAGAACGCCCATCGGTGGCGGCAATTGAGGGGCTTATAACTGCCGGCATTAGAGCATTCGTAAGTGTACATTTTATTAAAGCTATAGCAACGTTTACAAAGTTTTATCCTAAATTTACAGAGACTTATAGTTCGCTTTTTGCACAATATATTGTTGAAGATATGGAAAGACATTTTAAGAGCGCCCAAAAAGCCGGCTGGGAATTCTTTAATCCCTTTAAGGATAGTGAATTTTGGTATGCTTTTTTGGAGCAGTCTGTTCAGACATATGTAAGAAGAATGGATTCAGAGGGATTCACTCCACCGCAAAGCACATATGATGCGTTAGAATATTTAAGCAAAAAAGTAAAAGATTTTGATTATTATTATCGAGAGGATTTAAAAGAAGCGAAAGATTTAGATGAAGTAAGTAAATTTAAAACATTGAAAAATTATCGTTCTAATAAGAATCTGGAGTTTATTCAAGTAACTGAAGAATATGCTAAGTTAGTTCTTAAGGAATTGGTTATTGAACAATTGAATTATATGGGTGAAAAGTTCGTTGATAACTTAAAGATTGTGGATATGAAACCAGATGTATTTGATTTAGATTATTATCTTATGTCTGCAGCATTTACTAACGATAGCACATTGGATATTGCCGAGGATGTCAAAGAAGAGGTTGTAGATCTTCCAACTGAAGGGGAAGAATTATACACTAATGGTACTGAATTTTCGAATACAGAAACAGGCGAAATGTATACTGGCTATTATCATGTTGCAACTGATGACGATGGTGATACTGTGTATATGGCAGGAGAATTTCATGTAGAAGAAGATCATGATGTTTTGCGTCCCTTGGCAGATCAGGTAACAGTTCCGATTGGCGATGTGGCTATCTATGGTGAAAGTACCGGAACCTCTAAACCATATCGAATCGAAAAATATATAAGCATCAATGGTACAAAAACTTCACCAGCTGCTGCGTTAGAGACTATTAAAGCAAATGATAATAGTTTATTGATATCTGAAGTTTATCCTGGCACTTTGGAACATGTTGTTGATGCTGGCGGAAGAGTTGTTGGATTAACTGGAAAATTAGGAGTAAGATATGGTTTAGAGTTTTCAGTTGTAATGAGCGGCATTGCATATCCTGTGACAACGGTAGAAGTTGATGCGCTAGATACGTTGGTTGGCAAAATACCTCCATTTGATGGGGATAGTAAATTGTTGTTATGTTTGGTTAATATGCTTAAAAATGATGATACATATAAACTAGTAGCACAATATGCCCTTCCAATGAAGAAGATTCTATCAATGTTGGCAATATATAATACTGAAGCATTTTTGCCATCCATTGGAGAGGTTACTGTTGCCGCCGGCAATGCGTTTGGCGCCGCCTCTGGCACTACAATAGGTGCCGGCACAAAACCAGGGATGTATATTGAATATGCAGCCGCCGAAGGCGACGATGGCGTCAGTACATTTAGTGAACCAACGGTTAGCGCAGAAGGTTGGGCTAATATTGATGATCGCACCAAATGGCCAGCGCCGTTTATTACCACTTACGATGAGTGGGATCAAGTATTATTAAGAAGAACAAAGAGTCGCTTGAAAAAGTTATTTAAAACGCATTATAATTCTAGAGATTTTGATCTTGGCGATGCTGCCGCCGATAAGCCAGGTAAGATTATTTTAAATAGCCTACGTGAGTCATTCAAGCTTCCACCCGGCCAGCACTTGCTTCCTCGTTGGCAAAAACGGATGCAAGCATCTAATCCTTTTGATTCTAATGGACAGTTATGTGAAAAAGAAGATTGATCCTATTTATAGTGAGGTAAATAAAAATGGCTTCTTATAGTGTAGCACTTCCGTTAGAATTGGATGATGGCGACGGGTTTGTAATGATAAAGAGTATTAAGAAGTTGATTAGACAAAATTTAAAGATGCTTTTATTGACTGATCCTGGTGAACGTGTGATGGATCCAGATTTCGGAGTAGGTTTGAAACAGTTTTTATTTGAAAATTATGGTTCTGGAATCGAATCACAAATAGATAGTAAAATAAGAGAACAAGTTAATATCTATTTACCAGTTATATCAATAATGAATATTGCTTTCGGTATTGCTGATGCAGATAATAATCGTTTAGCGTTTTCTATAATTTATTCTATTCCGAATATTGGTGATAGAGATTTCTTAGAAATTACTATTTAAAAATGAGGGTTTTTTATGTCAGATGAACAAAAAAAGATTGTACCGATTGATTATACTCATAGAGAATATCAAAGCATTCGAAATGATTTAATGGGAATTGCAGAACGGTTTTATCCAGATACTTTTCAGGATTTTAGCGAAGCATCGTTTGGCTCTATGATGTTAGATGCTGTGGCGTATGTTGGTGATCAGCTTTCATTTTATTTAGATTATAACGTCAATGAAGCTTTTTTAGATACTGCTTACCAGTATAATAATGTATTACGTCATGGTAAAATAATGGGGTACAAACATACCGGCAGACCATCGACATATGGAGTAGTTGCTCTTTTTATTCTTGTGCCGGCATCCTCCACTGGTATTGGACCGGATACAGATTATATTCCTATCTTGAAAAAAGGTACTCGATTTACTTCTTCAACAGGAATAAATTTTGTTTTAACAGAAAATATAGATTTTGCAGCACCAAGAAATCCAGTTGTTACTGCAAGAGTGGATGCTAGCACCGGTGCTCCCACTTATTATGCTATTAAAGCTTACGGAAGAGTTGTTTCAGGGTATTTTAAACAGGAACAATATGATATTGGAGCTTATGAGAGATTTAAAAAGATAAAAATAGCGTCAGCAAATGTTTCGGAAATTATTAGCGTTACCGATTCAGAAGGTAATGAATATTTTGAAGTAGAATATCTTGCGCAAGATATGGTATTTAAAGAGATATCGAATACTAATTTTAAGAATGATAATGTTCCTTCTATTATTAAGCCATTTTTGGTTTCTCGCAAATTTGTTGTCGATAGAGATAGAACTAATTCATATCTTCAGTTTGGAAGTGGTAAATCTGGCGAATCAAATGTTGTTGCTAACCCACAAGCTGTAGCAATGAATGTTTTTGGAAAAGATTACGTTACTGATACTACTTTTGATCCAACTCGTCTTTCTAGAAATGAAAATTATGGAATTGTTCCTAGTAATACTAAATTAACAATTATGTATAGAGTCACAAATCCAACTAATTCAAATATTGGCGTTGGTGGAATTAAGACAGTTAGTAGCGTTATGATGGATTTTGCGAATAGAGAGACATTAACTGAAAGCACATTGCAGTCGGTTATTTCGTCATTAGAAGTTAACAATGAAGAGCCGATAGTTGGGGATGTTACGAGTGTTACCACTAATGAAATCAAAAGAAGAATTTTTGATACATTTCCTACTCAAAATAGAGCAGTTACACAAGCAGATTACGAAAATCTTGCATATCGAATGGCACCGAAATTTGGTTCGATTAAAAGATGCTCAATACAGAGAGATCCAGATTCACTTAAACGAAATTTGAATTTGTATGTTATTTCAGAAGATCAAAATAATAAATTAACATTAACAAATTCAACAATAAAAAACAACTTAAAAATTTGGCTAAATAATTTTAGAATGATAAGTGATACAATTGATATTTTAGATCCATATATTATTAATATAGGAATTGATTTTATTGTCAAACCGGCAACGAATGCAGATAGATTTATTTTATTAGACGCTTGTATGACTGCTTTGAAAAACAAATATTCGACAGCATTTTTTATTGGAGAACCGATTTATATTAGTGATATTTATGCAACATTGAAGAATGTAAAAGGTGTTTTGGATGTGGTGAAAGTAAAGTTGAATAATAAAACTGGCGGTGATTACTCCGGAGCAGAAATAAATATTAATTCAAATTTATCACCGGATGGAAGCTATTTAGTTGTTCCAAAGAATGCTATTTTGGAGATTAAATTTCCTAAGTCGGATTTCAAAGGAAAGATTAGATAATGCTAAAACGCTATACTGCTTCGGCCGATACAACGATTACAAATGCATATCAGTCTAATTTAGCTACACGAGGAACTGGTGCTAATGCAGGGCATGCCGATGTTTTGGAGACGTTTTCAGTTTATGGAAGACAAACTGAAAATACATCAACAACAGAAGGATCGCAAGAGCTTTCTAGAATTTTATTAAAGTTTCCTATTACAGACATTACTACTGATAGAACAAATTCAGTAATTCCTGCTAGTGGTAGTGTGAGTTTTTATCTTCGAATGTTTAACGCACGGCATTCAAAAACCGTTCCAGTTGATTATACATTATCGATTCGTGCTGTGGCACAAACTTGGCAAGAGGGTGTTGGTCTGGATCTCGAAAATTATAGCGACATTACTAGAGGAAGCATCGGCGCCAACTGGATGAGCGCATCAAACACTATGCCCTGGACAGGAAGTAGTTACGCGACATATGACAGCGTTGGCGGCTCCTATCGAACTGGCTCAGCAGATCCTCAATTTAATGTTTCGTTAACTACTGGATTAGAGGACATTAGAGTTGACATAACGCCTTTAGTAGAACATTGGATTGCAGACACAATCACAAATAATGGAATAGGCGTTCATTTTTCGTCTAGTTATGAAGCCAGCGCTTCAGTTGGCGCCAACACTGCTTCATATTCTGTCTTGCCTCTTACCGGAGGCGCCACTGTTTCTTATTATACTAAACGGTTTTTCGCCAGAGGTTCAGAATATTTCTTCAAACGACCTGTTGTTGAAGCCCGTTGGGATAATCGCGTTGTAGATCAACGAGGCGACTTTTACTATAGTAGCTCCATGGCACAAGCTGCTGATAATTTGAATACAATTTATCTTTATAACTATATTCGTGGACAATTATCCAATCTTCCTGGCACTGGCAGCGAGACTCTTACGGGAAGCGTTTTAGTTAGTTTATATTCTGGCTCAACAGATGACACAGCACCATCAGGTTCAAAGTTGATTTTATATGATAGTAAGCTTAATATAACTGGTGGATATGTCTCTACCGGTATTTATTCAGCTTCTGTCGCTATTACTGCCGCCTCAACACCCGTAGGGACGCTATATGATATATGGCACAGCGGAAGTACGGAATATGCAACTGCTTCGTTTAAACCCAAGACATTATCTGGTGGCGATAATATTGCAAAGCCAATTTATTATTTGAATATTACTAATTTACATGATAAATATCGATCAGATGAAACGGCAAGATTTAATTTATATGTAAGGAATAAAAATTGGAATCCAACCATTTATACTAAAGCAAAAACATCTCCACCTGTGGTAACAATCTATAGTGCTTCTTATCGGGTATTAAGAACATTGGATGCTTATGAGGCAGTTCCATATGGCACTGGAAGCGATTATCACACATATCTATCACATGACGTTTCTGGGAACTATTTTGATTTTGATATGGGCTTATTAGAGCCTGGATATGAATATGCATTTAAGTTCTCGTTTTACGATGCAGCTTTACGATCCTGGATGGAGCAAAATCAAACATTTAAGTTTCGAGTAGAAGATTATGAGTATTAAAAAGCTTTTCGATTCCACAGACAACTCTAACAATTACCTTTCCGATACTACCAATAAAGAAGCTTTTCAAGAGGTAGAGTCGGAAAGAAATGTTAAGGCTGTCAGCGAGAAGCAGGAAACATATATTCCTCAAGTTGATTATACGGATCCTGCCAACTTTGCTAGATATGGTTCTGCATATTTATATTATAAATCTGCAATGGAGAGGGTTGCTGATTTCTATCCATATGATGGCTCTGACGCCGAGACTAATGAATTTTATAATGAATCATTAGATATTGACAAATATGTTTTTGACAATCTTTATCCTAAAAGCACAGGTTATGTCATCTTAAGTGCTGATGGTTGGGGAAATAGGGGTTCCACTGCCGCTGGAAAAAATGTATTGGCAGCTAGCGGCGGCTATGGTGTATCGACTACCACCGAATATATTACCGTTTATGGTGGCCCAAATACAGTCACAGCTGCAACTACGGCGAAGTTATTTCAAAATCCTAATTCGTCGAACAGAAGTTTTGCCAATGTATATGATACCGACATTTACACAAACAATAGTCTCATAAGCAATTATGGTTCAGGCTCACGTGAATCAAATTTAAAATCAGACTTTGATAATGGCATAACTGTTGAATTTTGGTATAAAAGCGGATCGGATGCGACAGTGACAGACACCCAAAGACAAGTAGTTTTTGATATGTGGAACAATGAATTAAGCTCTAGCGCCGATTTTGGTCGTATTACGATTGCGCTTGATTTGAGAAATGCTAGCACTCGCGCCCAACCATGGATAGTCACAGCGCAATCGGGTAATGATAATGGTGTTGCTGCTCCAAATACGAAGGCAACAGGAATTTTTCAACAATCAATTGGCGCCGGTTCAAGTTCTTTAGGAGAATGGAGACATTACGCTTTTTCATTCTATAATAGTGGATCCAACTTTATCTCTAAACTACACATCAACGGACAGTTGGATGATACCAATGTTGTTACGGCAAATCTAAATGAGCTAAATTCCAAAAATATGATGGGCAGAATTGCCGGCCTCTTGACTGCTCCGTCTGGTACGCTTTCGGAAGCGTCAGCTAGTCATGACGGCCCATCTGAGCTAGCCGGCGGCGGTAAACTAGACGGCTCTCTCGATGAATTCCGTTTTTGGAAAATCCGAAGAAGCTCTCATGAGATTGCCAAACATTATTTTACCCAAGTAGGCGCCGGCACAAATACAGATATTTCCAATACAACGCTTGGACTCTATTATAAATTTAACGAAGGTATAACGGGAACCAGCACCACTGATAATGTAGTATTAGACTATAGCGGAAGGATTAGTAACGGAACTTGGACTGGTTATGGTTCAAATTCTAGAAATACCGGTTCCGCGATAATATCAGCTAGCGCAGCGACGGTAGAATACGAAGATCCAATTATTCGCACAGATCATCCAGACGTGGTGACGGTAAAAACAAATCTATTAAGTAGCGGCTCCTTTCATGATTCAAATAATAATACTTCAATATTGAGCATGTTACCGGCTTGGGTGGTGGAAGAGCAAGAAAATAATGATGCCGGCGCAGACATTAATAATTTAAAAATAATGTCACACATTATTGGTGTTTATTTTGATAAACTTTATCTTTTAATATCGTCTGTTGCCAGATTTAGAAATCAAACATATACTAGCTCTTCGTATGTGCCGTTGCCGTTCGCGCAGCATATGCCACAGTCATTGGGTTTATACACCCCAGAAACATTTATTGATTCAGATGTACTTGAGCGTTTTATGAATCGAGATCAAACTACATTATTTGAAGGCGATCTAACAGAAACAAAGAACTTAATTTATTTGAATCTTTACAACAACCTTGCTCACATCTTTAAAGCAAAAGGCACAGAAAAAGCAATTCGCAATGTATTTAGATGTTTTAATATCGATGAAAGACTGATCAAATTAAATGCTTATTCTAATAGACGAACTTATGAGTTAAAAAACAATCTTACTCAAATTCTCGTTAATAAGACAGCTTTGAATTTTAATCATAAGAATAACTTATCTGGAACTGTTTATCAAGCCCGCCCATATGCGACTACTTATGATTTAACTAAAAATGATTGGTTCGGCGGCGCCCATATGTATGCTGCGTCTAGCTCTTTAAAGGGTTGGTGGAGGATGGACAAAGATCGATCTGCTGCCGACAATATCTTGGATGAAGCCCTTGCGGTTAGTAACGTAGATGGTGACGATTGGTCAACTCTTTCGCGACTTTCTTTTTCTGAATCGAATTATCCTTCCATTTATGTTCAAACCGCTAGTTGTGGTTTTGACGGCGCCGATATGGGGGTTAATATTGGAACTGCTGCGGTTTGGAACGATATCATAGGAGACGGCGGCACTTCAAAAATGTCTTTTTCTATGTGGGTTTATAAAGTTGGTGATGGCGGTGGTTCGCTTGGTAGGCTTTTTGAATTCGGCAGGGGCAATGAAGCCGCAGCCGATGGTATCGTTCGTGCGTGGACAACAGCGACAGAACTTATTTGGTTTAATACTCTTTGGGATGATACATGGAAAGACTTTTATACTTCCGCCGCCGCTATATCTCTAAATACATGGGCCCATGTGGTTATTACTTATGATGCGACTGCTGGTGCTAATGTTCCAAAAATATATGTTAATGGCGTAGAACAAACGGTGACAGCGCAAGATTCTGCCGGTTCAGATTGGAATGCAATTAAAGTAACTGATGCATGTATTGGAAATTATAAAGGCGGCAGCTACGGCTTCAATGGCCAGCTATCAGATGTAGCCGTTTGGAATGATATTTTATCTGCGACAGAAGTTAAGGCAATTTATAATGCTTCAAAAGAGGGGGTAACTGCTGTTTCAGACGGCGAAACACGCGGTTATATTTCTGGAAGCAATGTTAGTTCATCGCTTAATACATACGAAGACAGATACGGCTTTACTGTTGAAGCAGGTGTGTTATTTCCGAGTTTTGAAAAAAGAATCGATACTTTTGATAGAAGTTTTACAACTTCTTCTTTGTTTGGGATGGCGACGGTCCCTGCGTCTTCGTCGTTGTCGGGCGCCCGCCTTGGAATAGATACAACAACTGTAACAGGTTCCGATAACTACGCCAATTTTCAAGCTTTTGCTGTTAGAGATACAGAGTATTCTAAAAATGCTTATTTTATGCTTACATCTTCGGGCGATCCTCTTGCGGGTCAATATACGCCGTTAACAAGTAGTATATTTTATGATGTTTATGATAACACCGAATGGAATTTCTCTGTTAGAATAAAGCCAAGCAATTATCCTTTAACAGAAATTGTTACTGGTTCTACCACATACACTTATGATGTTATATTTAAAGGCATCAATACAGTAATGGGAGATGTGCAAAACACGTTTTCAACATCAGCCTCTATTACGCAAACGGCTGGCCAGAAGATATTAAGGTCAAATAAAAGACTATATGCCGGCGCCCAAAAAACAAATATTACTGGCGCTTTATTATACAAGTCTGATGTTTTATTGAATGATGTTAAATATTGGGCAAAATATCTTGAGGATAGTGATTTAGAACAACATGCTTTTGATGTAAATAATCGCGGAGTTTCTGGATCGAATCGCCATCTTTCTCCTTGGGGTGATAAAAATCATGCACACAATCAAGGATTGGATATTTTAAATTGGAATACATTAGCGCTTAATTGGAATTTTGATAACGTCACAGGCTCTAATGCAAACGGCGCATTAAACGAAGTGACAGATATAAGCTCTGGCTCTGCTGTGCTTCGTAATAATTACGGCTGGTTAGGAAATTTAGCTGGATATCAACTTGCCGGATCTGGTTCTGGTTTTGGTACCTCGTCGAGTGATGTTGTAAACTCACAGGCAATAAGTGCATATAAATTTACAGATCCGGAAATAGTTGTATCGTCAGATATGGTCCAAATTTTATCTGATGATGATAAGGTATTTGGAAATGTTCAAACAGTACCAGATTATAGATTTGTTTTAGAAAAGAGCATATATGGTATAATTTCAGAAGAGATGTTACAATTCTTTGCTGGTGTTGTTGATTTTAATAATATCATTGGCGAACCCGTTAATAGATATCGTGATAGATATAAAGCATTGGAGAAGTTGAGGAATATTTTCTTTCGCAGAGTAACAGAAGTTAAGCATGTGGAGAAGTATATTGAATATTTTAAATGGTTCGATTCATCAATCGCAGAAATTATCGGACAATTATTGCCAGCATCAGCAGATTATAGTGGTGATATTTATAATGTTATTGAAAGTCATGTGTTGGAGAGAAATAAGTATCAAACAAAATTTCCAACAATGGAGTTTAAATCAGACGATCCATATGGATTGTTGACAGGTTGGTCAGAGGCATCCTGGGCAGCGGTGCAAGATTCGTCTCCACCTCCAGCATCTCCGCGAAAAACAAACGAAAAACCACGTTTTTGGCTTCAACGTGCAGATAGATCCTCGGCCGAGCTTACATCCGGCGATGCCACGGTTGATACTCAAAGAAATACAATTCGCGATACTATATGGTCTGCCCCCACGTTAACACAAAGCGCTCCAGTTGTTAGTGATGCTGGTGGAACAAATTATACCGGTAGTTGGATGTCAGATAGACAGTTTGCTAAAACGTATAATCTTGAATTACAAAATCCCTTTGGTCGGAAAAATAAAGCAATACTTCTCAGAGGTGGAACAAATTTTGAACATAAAAAAGATATTCACTTTGTTTATAATGCTTTGTATCCCGCAGGGCCAGTTAATACCGATGATGGCAATTTTATTCCTAAGAATATCTTGATTTCATTTCGAGATGATATGGAATTACTTGAAGAAACATCGCAATGGGAAGTTAGCAATAAATATAAAGATCACATTAAGAGACATATGAAGGTTCAACATGGTAGAGATTGGGAAGATGGTTTGGGATATAGTAATTTTAAGTCTTCTTTCGCTTTTCCTTTCAATGTTATTAGCTCTTCTGTGGTGTCTGGTTATAATATGCAAGTTGTACAGAAAGTTACTGCCGCTGTTGAAATTACAAACTTACATCATGATGTATATGGCCCAGATATGGAAAAGCCAATGCAGGGCACATTCACAGAGTTCGCCGTTGGTGGTCATCAATCGCGACATGTTGCATTAAACAAAAGTAGCTCTACTAAGACTCTTTTTACCAGTGGTTTAGATAATTATTTAACTCGCCCTGAAGCCTGGAAGATAGTGTTAGGTGTGTGTGATACTGGGCATGGGCCGGGTAATACAACAACAGGTGCGATAGGTATGGTTGGGGCTGATTATCCCTGGCCTGAAGCAAATGCTGTAGGCGCAACTCCTTATCCAATGACTGCATCGCAAAAAGCAGTTTATTATCGTGATGAGTTAGCAAAACGCCCAGTAAATATTCGCAATATACAGAGCACTACGTCTTCTGTTTTGGGTAACTATAGTAAGAATTATGAAGTTGTATATACTGTAGGCGCATATACAAATCCAAGAAGGTTTATCGATAAACAACCCGCACTTCCAACGCCTGTAGTTAATCATATAACAACGGTTAAATCCTCTTCTACGAATATTATAAATAACTTTATTAATTTACACCGTGGAGAAGATGGCCATTTTGATTTTGATTTAACATATGCCCCGACGCAATTTACTGGTTCTGGTAATAAAACTGTAATAGTCAATCGATTTGCAGTACATGGCGGACCTGAAGTGATGTCAAGGGGATTTCAAGATCTTCGTGGTTCTGAATTTTCTCCATATAATTGTATAAGTTATCGAAACCTAACAGTAATTAAACCATCTCAAGGCCCTAGTGGGACAATTTCGGAAGCAACCGGCTCAGGCATACCGGGCATTAGAGTGTATGATATTCATGGCAAGGACTATGGACTGCGCGCACACTTGGCTAGACATTCTGCTAAATTTGGCAGGGATTCTTTTTGGGTGACATCTAATTGGGGAGCCTCTACTGATGAATCAGCAAGTTTTCATAAGATTCCTCGTAATACTACAAAAGACATACGACTTTCTGCGGATACGCCGACAACTGCTTCTGTTTATGACAATTTCTTTGTACAACATCAAATTCCAAGAAAAGACAAAAACTATGCTTGGTTTACTGCATCGTTGAACATATCTTCTTCTACAAATGATATGAGATATTATCAACTAGCACCTACGTTTGGCACACTTGAAGGATATTATTCAACTTCTGCTGGCATAGAATCGTATTTTGATTTCATTACCGGTAGTAGTTATACAGCATCTGCTCATCCTTCTTTTGTGCAGTCTACAAATAGATTAAATTTGTTTATTAGAGATCCAGTTGATGATTCAACTAATATTATTGGATATGCTACAACTGCTAATGTTGCAAATTATATTAATACCCCATTAGTGGTAGATACTATGGGAGTTGCTATAGCTGCAAATAATCTAGATACTCATTATTTTAATCTTCTTATGGCAAAGAGAGGAAATCTATATGGATGGAGTTGGAAGAAAGCTGGATTTAGGCAAAGTGATAACCCAATTCTTTATAAAGAAAAGCTGAACAACCAGATTTCAGTTTTAACCGGCTCTAGTGATTCGATAGCTAAATATAGACTTACTCCGTTGTCTACAAAAGGAAGGCCAACTCTTATTAATTTTTCTATATCGACAACTAAAGATGTAACTATTAAAGCGACACATAATAACAGTCATATCTTTTTTGATGAAACTGCTTTTAATAATTTTGTTTTTTCTTCTGATCAACTTAACAGTCAAACCTCGTTTGATAAACTGACATCTGCAGTTGCTCAAACTGGGTATCGTGTAAATTGGGTTGTATATTCAGAAGCTTTATATCCTTCATTGTATAATGAATATTATTCATCATCAATTCAACGTGCTGGGTATGATAATGAATATTGGCGAGATAATTCTGCTAATAGAGTTACATTAGGCGCCACATTTAATAATTCGTTTGGTGTAAACAATTATAATATTAGTCAAAGTGCGTGGCTGCTCGATCCACAAGATGATTTCTTAACTAGAACTGTCGCAGCAGGCCCGTCTGCTGTTAATCCGGCTACTGATACGGCGGTAACAGTTGGCGCCATTTTATCATCGGCAGACCTAAGACTTTCAGGATCTTCAGGTGAGTTGCAAAATAATTATTTCTTTTCCAATCCTTATTATGGTACAGGCTCTGGCGTTGCTGCGGCAATGCGAATGCATGATAGATCTATGATTAGAGGTTTGTCACCGGCAGCTTTATATTCTAGAAAGCATATGCTGCCTAATCCAAAATCAGTGGTAGCTAAGATGGGTGTTGCTGTCGCAGAAACAGGTTCATTATCATATTTTTCTGATGGGTTTAAAATTGCTTCGATGGTAGATATATATTGCGGCGAAGCGTTGTGGGAAGCTGGTTCGCAAGCTGGTTTAGTTGTAAAAAACGGGAGCACTGTAACGTATCAATCGTATCCTTCTAAGCCATGGTTTAATGAATATTCAGATTATAGTTATGAATTAAAGTTGATAGCAAAAGATTTTTCAGTATTGCCAGAGTTTAGAATTAGCGAGCATATTGACGATTATGAAAAATATGGCTTATTTAATAAAGGAAAAACAGATACATTTTCGATTCCAGGTACATCGCTTGATAGTAGCAATAGTGGGTTTTATAAAGATTATTCAAATTCAGATTTTATGAGTAATTTCTTAAATATTAAGAACAGCACTTCGTTGAATGCAAAAGAGATTAAATTGGTCTGCAGCGCAGCAATCAGATTTAATCCATATAAGGGATTTTACCCAGCCCAACGAACCCTTGATTTAGTATCACAATTTTCAAGTTCACATGTTGATGGGCTGTATGCAACAGGTAGTGAGGTGTTTATATCCGGCGCCGGTGGTATTGCGGAAACTGCGCCAGATGGCAGAACAGCTCCTAGTGGCCAGCAACTCATTAATCGTCTAGGTGGCGCTCTTCGCCCACTTGTGCAGCCATTATTTGCGCCTGGTATTTTATATAATTCAATAAAATCTGGATTAGCTGTAGATTATCCTGTGGTTGTTGACGAAACAAAATTAGGCAAATTCTATTATAGTAGTTCAGTTACATATAACGGCACCGCATATGCATTAAACACTTCAACAGGAACTCTCCGATCAGCATCAGCAGAAGCGGTAGGTTCTGGTTCGAATTGGGCGCTGGGAGTTCGAACATATGCAACTTCTTCCGATCAAACAGATTCTGGCTGGAATGGTACTGGTTCTTATTTCGATGTGAGAATTCCCTTCGAAGCAATCATTAATCCGGAAAATCATATTAATGGAGTTATGCTACCAGACATGGAAGCTCATCCATCAGCGTCAGTTAATGCGACGGCATCTTGGGGTGGCACTCCAGCGGATACATTATATTCTAAGATGGCAAGTAACTTCTTTGGAGAGGTTGGAAGTTTTTTCTTAAAAGATGGAACATACACAAAATTAGAATCTGGCGTTGTAACTAATGATTTGAGATTCGAATCTGGTAGTGTTTATGGGGCGAGATTGAAGATAAGACGCTCTGCTTTGGGAGCTAGAACGTATCAATATGAATCTAGTTCATGGGGTAATAATCAAGGTTACGGCAAATTCGGAGCACTTCTTTACACTGCCTCAAATTATGTATCGAGTTCAGAATATCCTATTCCACAAGATCCTCGACAAAATCCAGGCTATAAAGAAACTTTTACGATGTATAGCCGCCCAACATCCTTTGGCCCGGATTGCGCTGGCAGACCTACTGGTTCATACGCAACTAGCTCCTATGTCATCAATAGAGCACCTGCCGACTGTTTTAATGGTTTTAACTGGGCATATACTCCTCCATATTATTACGGTGAAGCTTGGGTGGATTTTGTTTTCTGGCCAGACCACACCAAGAGCTATGATTTAGAACAAATCCTTGCAGAAACTCAGGTTATATATCGTCGTGTGGATTCAGGCCACGAATATGCTGATGCATCGGGAGAAGGCACAGAGACAGCATTGCTAGCAAATTTCTCTAATACTAGTTCTTTCTATGAAAGTGGGCAACATTTTAGATCAATTTATGGCGGTAAAGCAGTTAATGATAATGCTATGCAACTAAGCGCTAGTATAAATTTGTTTGGTGTTGATACGATACTTGAACAAGAAAAGGATAAATTTGGAAACCTAATCAAAACAACCAATAAGATTTCAGGTAAGCGTTGGATAATTCAACCAAAATTTGAGACACCAATGCTGAATTTTAATGATGTTGGTATTCATGGTATTAAAGCATCAAATAATAATCTCACAGTGCCAGATAATTTTGGAGCAGCAGCAACACCTAGGGGTATGTGGCATCAGTTTGGAGTAATTCCAGAGAAATCTACTTTGGGTGTATTTATGGAGATTGGCGATATTCCGAAGAACTGGTTGAAATATCATTATGATGTTTTAGAAAATAATTCATTTTATAATAATAACGGAAGCATTTTAGGTTCGACTGTTAATAAGAAAATGAAATCATTATCTGATTTAGTAGGATTTGAAAAAACAAATTCTTCCGTTCGACTTGGTGAGTTGGCGAATACTAAAACAATAAAAGAAGCAGTAGTGGCGATTCCATATATCATAGAAAGCGTTAGTTTAGCTGATAATACAACGTTGTCTAGCGAGTTTCGCTCAACAAGAAAGAAGTTTATTGAATTACCAGAAGAAAGATATGCTGCAGCGCTGGAAGATGCTGCTGGTAGTTTATCTGGTGATTCATTAGATGCTGCAGGAAAATCTATTCGAAAGTTATTACAGAAGATGGATAAATATATTTTGCCACCACAGTTTGATTTCAAAAATAACGATAGTGTTGATCCTATTGTGATGTATATGTTTGAGTTTGAATATAAATTAGATAAAGATGATTTATCATATATTTGGCAAAATATTGCTCCAAGAGATTATAGAAAGATGGAAATTCAAGTAGAATCGGTTGCACATGAATTGATTAACACAGAGTTATTAGATGAGGATATCCTTATGAATAATGAAAATCTTCGCTGGATGGTGTTTAAAGTTAAACAAAAAGGCCAAACAGAGTATAATGATCAGATAGTTACCCAAGCCGGCAGCAGTAATTCATCTATTTTTAATATGAAAGAAGGAAGTCTTAATCGAACTAGTGAAAGTGATGACTATAATCTAGCATTTAATTGGCCGTATGATTATTTATCTTTTGTAGAAATGGTTAAATTTGAAGCAGAAGTGTTATATGCTAGCGGTAGTAATGGAGGATAGAGTTAAGTAATGGCTAAATTTATCGATAAAAAAGAACAAGTTTACGATTTAAAGCTTACGTCCTATGGAAATTATTTGTTTTCCGTTGGCAAATTTAAGCCAGTATATTATACGTTTTTAGATGATAATGTTATTTATGATAAGCGATATGCGATGGCTCGTCGCGCCCATGCAATATATACGCAAGTCAACGACTCGACTGGTTCGGCGTTGACCCTAAAAACACTCGTTCTCACGGATGCATCTAGTACCCAACATACGATAACATTTAAAGCTCCAGATACCCACGATCCAATTCTCGACACCACCTCCACTGTGGCCATTGTTACTGACTTGACTACATCCTATGATATTGCCACGATTGCAGCCATAGCGATCAATTCAGCCAGCGCCGAAGGTCTAATCGCGATGAGAGCCGGCGAAGTTTTTGGAGGTCTTGAAACCGAAGATAACGACACGTATGATGTTCCACATGCTAAGTCGGGCGCCACAGCATCATTTGGCATCACAATGGATCTTACAGGGACTCAAGGAAACGGCAAAACCGTTGGTGGCACTATTATTAGCGCCACCCCGAATCTTGCAGATGCCACGGTATTTGGTAGCGGCTTTGATCCGGTAATAGAGCCACAAAACGAAGTTTATAATCGGATTAAAAACGAAACGCAATATCTCGAAAGCTTTGTTTTATTTAGAGATGTTGAATCAGGTTCAGGTGGAACAGTGCAGGATTTTCTAGGGGCAGCCGGTCGTGATCCCACCGAAGTGGCCACCGCTGATGGGTTGAGTTCGTATTATACATATGCAACAGATGCATATTTCGAAGGCGATGTTACACCGACAATGATATATCCTGCTCCAGATGTTTTTAAATTTAATGGCATTATCGGAGATGCTCATCTTGATGGAACTGCGCAGGCAGTTCCAGCATGGAAGATAGTAGCCCTTCAAGGTAAAATTGCTTCATCTTCTATAGAGGATGATAGGAATGCTACCAAGATTCCACAAATAAATATTGTATTGAATTACACACTGGATATTGAGAATTCAAGTTTTAATTACAACCCAACAACATTAAGAAGCACTGTTGATTCGACTTCTCCATTTGTTGATGGATCTATTTTATCTCTTAAGTCAGATGATGTTATGATGTTTGTCGAAGAAGTAAATACAGATGTTTTGACAGAGAATTTTAATATTGAGGTGTTTAAAGTTATCGCTAGTTCAGATTCTAGTGTATATGATACATTGGAAAGGAAATACTTTCGAAAAGCATCTAATCAAATAATTAATGGATTTATGAGAAGCCCAACGGATAGTCAAATTTTTGATAGTTCTGAAAACACCGACACTGATAGTGTTGAATATTATTTTGATATCTTAACAGATGCTGCAGTGAATCGAGAATTAGCATGTAAAGGGGTAGAGGATTTTAATAAATCATCATATTATATTGATATTGATATTGATTGCGATAGTACTCTTGACGATGATGCTACTTATTATGATATTTATGGAACAGCTATGGAGCCAGAAATATGCCAACATTAATTTATAAAGGTGATACTATCAATAATTTTGGTTCATTTTTACCTGCGCCATTTATTGAAAGAATCACCCTTAATGAAAATGATATACAAGTGAAAATTGCTTTGTATATTACAGTACCTCAAGAAATAGAATATGATTCGGACGCCCCATCAGATGAACATGAACAGACTATTATAGAGGCTGATTTGAGCGAGTTAAAATATTATATAGTTATTGCTAACTCTGCCAAAGGAGAAACTTTTGAAGCTATAGCCAATAGAGAGATAAGTATATTTAATTCCCTTTTCAGTTCTGATTATGAAGCTGACGCCGCATATACACATTATCGATATACTTGGCCATATTGGTATAAATGGAATGAGTTTTGGGCACCTTGGTGGAATTGGGGCAACATACAGACTGGAATAATGAAAGCTGTAGGTGAACCGTTAGATGGTAGTTATTTGAAGGCTTTAGCTCGTCTGCCTTCTGGTACTACATATAGCTATCCTTACAATTGGGCCGGCGCCGGCGCAGAATGTGATTGGGATTTTGCAACAAGATTTGCATCTAAATATTCCACCACTGAACCTTCTGACGACGACGAGGATGATGAAAGCGGCATGTCAGAAATGGAATGGGAACATTATCAAGTATGGGGCTGTCAGGATTGTGGAACACCCGGAGCAGGGGCAGATCTGGCGGGCGGCGGCGCAGTGGTATGGACAGAAGGCACATCAACAAAAAACTATCATCTTAATCCCGATGGCTTGGCGCAATATTTAGAAATAAATTTTACTGACTTTGAATATGTAGAATCGGTTTATGATTCCGCCGGAAATAAGATTTTCAAATATATCTATGAAACAGATACAGACGAAGAAGGCAGAGAACCTGGAGATCTTGATCCGAATGTTAATAAGATATTTGCCGATTATAGTAATAATGATAGGGTATACGGAAAAGGTTTAATTTCCCCCGACGCACCAGGCATGGATACTCTTGAAGATTTTGATAATATTAATGTATATACATTTTCATCAACATTATCTTGGATTGACGATGACGGCGATGCAGTTATAAATATGATAGAAAATAATCCAATTTTGTTGCAGCAAAATATTAGCGATATATCATATGAAAAACTCATTGAAGATAGTGCAGTGGCTAGTGTAAGGGATCCGGCTTGGGTGGATTCTGAAGGAAATCCATTTGATGGTGTACCGTTACAGCAAATAATGGCAAAATATCATAAACCAACAAAGATAACGCATAAAGAAATAGTAAGCGGCTTTGAGGAGTTGTTGGAAAATTTCAAAACTACAGCAGAAACAGATAGCACCTTGCAAGACGCTATGGATAATGTTTCACATGTGTTAGGTACATATGGAACACAGTTTGATTTACTGCCGAGACTTAATGAATTAAGAAAAGCATGGGCTGATAAGAGCTTTGCAACAAACGCAGGCAAACTATATCATGCTTTTAAAAAGACTTTATTTAATACAAATGCTATAGTGAGTAGGGCGGAAGAGTTAACAAAGCGTTTATTTTTGAACCCAAAATTATTGGATTTAAGAATAACTACACCAGAACAATCTGTTTCGTCTTATAGTTATGAAGAACTTTATGGAATTAGTCCAACAGACGGCGACGGCGATCCAGCTTATACTTATACTGACGGCGGCAGAGAGATATGGTATTATGATGGTGATTATTATACCTATAATGAGCTTCAGAAGCACCTTGCCGATGATCTCCCTGCCGCCACCTTAGCGACGCTCTCCGACCTCGTTAATGTCGAATTATATCTTCCAAATGAGGTTGATGAGTGGCAATATAATGATGGCTCTTGGAGTTATACCGAATCGGAAACCGCCGACGCAGATTTTCTTTGGGCTATGGCTTCTGCAGAAACTTTTTATTCATCTGCAATCGAGGATCAATCAACGAATTTTGCTGATTATATTAAAGTAAAGGGATATGCTTTTGTAGATTTAGAGAGTTTACTATTCCGTGCATCAAATATATCTAGAATTTTTGACACTCAAAAGATTGAAAATATTTTTGGTACAAATTTCTTAAATTGTAGATTTGGCGGCAAAGCTGTAGGGATGCACTTGAAGCGTTTTGAAGGAACAATAGATGAGGGTACTCAGGCGTTAGATATAGACAGCCGCAAAGTATATGTTGGTTACGGCGATCATGTTCAGACTTGGGATTATTCTGCCGAAACTATCTCTGCTAACAACTCGTCTGAGATGCGAGTTCATACCGCCGAAGGTCATTATCGCTATACATATATTCGCCCAAGAAATTATGATACAGCTTATTGGAATACAGATTTGAAAGATTATCGTTTGTTTTGTATTGAATTTCAAGATTTAATGCCGGCACTTGACGAAGAAGGTGCAGTTGATTCTATGTGGGGCGAGCCTGTGGATTGGACATATTATCTTCAAGTTTGGTTTTATGATGCAACTATGGATATATATGATGCTTTGGTGACAAATTATTATGATACACTTTATGGTGATTTTAGTGACTATTATGATTTAGCCATGGAAGATTGTCATTATAATGAAGCTGATGGAACGTTCAATGCATTCTTTCAAGAAGGCATAACAACAGCATATGGAGATGGTGACTTTTCAGAAGCTCCATGGTATCGTTGTGCTTTTGTTTATAATTTTCACCTTGATTTGTTGTTTGATACTTTTGACGGAGATCAAGAACTAATTGCTGAAAGAAGTATAATTTTAGCTGACAAAATAAGTCCATGGGCTGGCAATAGGGCCAATTTGGAATTGTTTCAAGAACAAATGGAAACTTTATACAACACATATTATAATGCTGAAGATAGTTTTTTGGGTGCAATTGCGACTCAGTTGAAAGAAGATGTATGGCGCGATATGGGCATCGAGATACCCTTTCCAAGTATATATGAGGTAACAGATTTACAAGAACAGATAGATTCCGCAATTCTAGAAGATGAAATATTCACATCGGTATTTTATTCTGATTCATCTGATCAATCAACTATATGGTCAGAGGAGAATGTTGAGGCATTTACATATGACGAACTAATCGCGCAATTCCAAAGTTGGTATGATATTATGACTGTTGACGCCTGGTGGGTTGATGTCGATGCTGGCGAAGAACTCGATTGGACGGCCGCAGATGTGTCGTCGAATATTACAGCAGCTTTCCAATATGCTTTCCAATCAGAGGGCGCCATTTTAGGCGAAGGAGAGGGTATGATAATTGATATGGATGACTCCTCCGGTGGCAATAATCCTATTTATAATATAATGAATTCCGATAATGGCGGCCAATTTACTTGGACAGACAGCGACGATCCCAACCCGCTTTATCTAGATTATATTTTATCTTTTGTGGGATTATACGCTATGAATAAAGATCTTCAAGATTCCGCTGGCAACTATTTAACAATAAACTCATCAGGAAAGGGAGTGTCTGAATTATTACGCGAAGAAATCGAGGAAATATTGGGGTACGACGGTGAATCCGAGTGGGAAAAAATGGAAGATTGGAATTGGAGCACTTAGGAATAACGTAAAATGGCAAATATAAAAAAAAATTCAACAATACTTAAAAGAGCATTGCTTAAGTTAAGCGGGCAAGATGGTGTTTCGGTGAGAGCCGGGGTGGAATCATTGTCAACAAAAGATTTAGCAAAAACATATTTAACTGCATTAGGTTGTGCAGTTTCATCAGAAAATGCAAATTATTCTTTATTGGATACTCAGACAGATACAGAAAATATAGAAAATGAGAATATTGATGAAACAGATAAATTTACCAAACTTAAAAGTGGCACAACATCAGCTACTGACAAGTTTGCAAATACTGATGATCCTTTTTATGAACTTGATGATGAATTGCCGGAAAGTAAAAAGCTAATGTTATCGGCAATGGCTAAAACTTCTGAGCCAAATCTTGTGAAAGTAGCAGTGGCTTTATTTAAAATAGAAAATAAATAAAATGAAATTTAGGAGTAATTACATGAGAAGAGGAGAAATATAATGACAGCCCCGACGCCATCTTGCCCCCTAAAATGCCTTGCGGCACCACGCACGTGGGGTAAGAATTTGGGATGCGAATCCGCCTCCCCCACCAAGCAATGGTGTTATGACGCTACGTGTTATAGTAAATACGGCTTGTGTAACGTCTTCAAGAAGATGATTGAAGATGAACTCGCTGATTCCGGCGCCGAGGCTGCAGCATTACTCCAGTTAGAATTAGTCGATGCGATTGCCGATTTCGACTGCGGCACAATCCAGTTCAAAAACGCCTGCACCGACTTGGGCGTTGAAGATAGCGGCGAAGCTATAGAGGCAGCGGAGACTTCCATCGAAGATATCATAGAAATGATGGAGGCTGTCCAAGATGCCATCGATAGCGCTTCCGCCGACACAGATTTATATTCGACAGCATATGATGCTATCCCCGAAGATGGAGAGATAGGAACGGAATCCGGTCGGTTAACTTATATGCAAATTTTTCCTGGCGTTGATAGTGACTCTACTTCAACTATAAATGAATTTGGTTTGTTTTATGATACTACTAGTGATTCACCAATTCTTTCCTATCTCGGCGCAACAACAAGCCGAATAGCTACAGACGCCATGGCAATCTCGGCTTCTATTTTTACTGATGCTTACGGCAACGCCCAAGTTATCTATAGTAATGCGGTGTATAATGACGACTCCGACATCTCCAATCCTTCTCCTTCCACTGATGGATGGGTGCAAGATGACGATGACGACACCTACTATTTGACATGGGAATACGACGCCGCAGAACTCGGCTTGGCCGATGATTGGGGCGACAACGACTCAACCACCGCGCTGTTTAAAAAGTTTAATTATTATATGGGCAACACTGAAGAAGATTTATTAGAAGTGATAGAGGAACTCATTAGCGCTGGAGTGGCAGACATGACAACCACTTTGGGCACGCCTCAATATACTTTTAAAAAAATAAAACATCTAGCGCTTGATACTGATAATCTTTCATCCTTTGACGAAGAAGAAGTCAAGCAAACTGTCGCTACAGGTTTATCAACAATAGAAGAGAGTTCAGAAGAGAGTTCATATTAATAATGTCAACAAAAGAATTAAATTTAATAGACTTAAACTTATTATCCGGATCATCCGATACTTTTAGGATGGCTTTGGGAAGCTATTATGAGATTCTAAGCGGAACAACAGGCGAATATCTTAATTGGGTAGATTATAAAGATGGTTCTTGGTGTCAGGAATATGTGATTAACGATGGCGACGGCTACGGATATTGGTCAATAGGTGTAACATATCCAGAAACAATATTAACAAGATCAAGTGATGTAATTATTCCAAATAAAAGCTATCCATACCGCCTCCGGGGTCAGGTTGATAAAATCAAAGACGATGATTTTTGGAAAGGTATTTTCACAGGAGGTTCGTGGGGAACTTCATCTTTTCCTGCTGTCTTTACAGACGCAGTGTTTGATGATCATTCTTTTAAATATTCTTTGCCATATAGTCAACAAGAGGCTGTCAATATTTATGGTGGCACTGAATTTGCAGATGTATATCAGGTTACTTATGAGTATAATCGCTATTTAAAAGAATATCAAGATTATATTGCCAAATTAGATTCAGAGTTATTAATTCCAAATATATATTTATTAAAATCATATGATAGTTTTATAGCAGATTCGACTGAAGTTGATTTAGGAGATTTAGTTGTTAACTTTATAACACGCGAAAACAATGTTTTAACCGCCGATGATGATTATACTTATTTTGATTTTCCTACTACGGATTTTGATAGTAATAATGCATTAGATTGGAATAGTTTATTATTAAAAAATGATTTTGCGTCTGAATATTTAACATCATCATTGTTGCTTTATCCATTATCTGCATCTACCTCTACAGAAATTAAATCAAAATTTCAGAATATAATGTTTGATTATGATGTTTTAGATAGCGATTCGACTACAAGCCCATATACATCATTGGATGATTATCTTGATTCAGGCGGAATTGAATCTGACGATTCTCATACTCTTACATATAAGTCTAAGATTCCATATTACACAACAATCAACTTTAACACCGCACGTAGCGACGAAACCAGTTTTATTGAATCAATTCAAGATAATAATTTTTCACAAAAGTTTTTGAAAACATTAAAAGAGACATTTTTAGACGAAACAACACTCACTTCAGATGAGAAAACATTTGCGACAGAAGCTGCTTATCTAAGCGCTTCAGCAGATAGTGGCTCTGTGCAATATTATGATGTTACAACTATTAATAATGTTTCTTATCGTAGTGTTGATTATTTAAAGATGTTGACTTATGCGTATAATAATTTTACTTCAACAACAACTAATTGTTATTTTGTTGGTGGAGAAACTTTTAATAGAAAAGCTGTTTTTGATAGCATTGGCGTTTATCGTCATTCAAATGTTAGAAGTTCATTGGCTGTTATAAATGATGCAGTAGGTTGGGTAAGTGACGAGGGTAATTATAATATTGACTCTATGTGCGCGTTGTATAATGATTCCCAACACGATAGTTGTGATGACTTCGCACCAAAATATTATGAAACGCTAGCATATCGAGTAGAAAAAGTCGGCGGTGCAGCAACGGGCGACTCACAAACACAAAATGTGTTACAAAACTTTTGGTTTTTTAACCGCAGCGACATTGAAGAGATAAACCTATGCGATTCGCAGGTTAAATATGGCGCGCCATATACATATAATGTTTATGCTTATGTTTTAACAATTGGCACCAAATACAGTATTTCTGATTTAAGACTTACAAGACACATAGGAGCAGCTGAAGACAGCACCAAGAATTGTCTTGAATATTATGATCCTGAGACGGGAGACGCAGTTGATCAATTAGCTCCATGGGAGTCAAACCCACTTAGCGGCAGCACTACATACGCCTCAAATGCACAGGTAACCACTACTTATGATTATATGGCTGATTATTATATTAATCAGGAACCAAATCTTAAGTTAGTTGAAATTCCAATGTTTTCTAAAACATTAACAGTGCAAGACCATCCTCCTAATACGTTTGACATTAATCCTTATCAAGTAAAAGACAATTCACAAACAATTGGATTTTTAGTTAATTATGAGACATTCTATTTTGTTGGAGATGATGTGGCGGGAACAACATATCCGACACCAATTTCACCAGCAGATGATAGTGTTAGATCAGATTATCTTAATAGTAGAGATTTATTGAGTGGCAGTTATATGGATTTAGAAAGTATATCCCGTCAGAGATATTTTGAAGTATATCGTTTAGACAAAAAGCCAGTTTCAATAAGAGATTTTGACGGCAATAAGATAAGAACAATTGATTTAAATATTTCTTCCACAAAATATACCTATTCAAGTACAGATTTTCGTGATAGAATAAAAACTAATCAAAAATATTATTATTTATTTAGATTTGTTAACGAACAGAGAATACCTGGCCAGCTATCAGAAATATATGAAACAGAATTAGTAGACGATGGAGGATATAAATATGCTGTTTTTAATGTAATATTTGAATCAGAACTTGGAGAAGAGGTTTTTGTAAATCCATCTAAGCCGTTTAAAAAATTAATACAATTACAGCCAAACATATCACATCTTTTATTAGATACATCTGCAGCAGACTTTGAAGGGTTGGCTATAGATGAGGCGGCGAATATAGCGGTTGGTTCAGCGGAAGATCCAATTTGGAATCAAACATTCAAATTACGTTTGACTTCTAAAAAAACAGGTAAAAAAATTGATTTCAATATTACTTACAAGGTGGACAATCAATTTGAGACAAGTTAAGAAACTTGAAGAAGTGTTGGTAAATAATAAAATTATAACTATTTAATGAAGAGAGGAAAATAAATGGCGTTTCTTGATAACAGCGGCGATATTATACTAGATGCCGTGTTGACAGATTTAGGTAGAAAAAGAATGGCTCAAGGTAATTTTAAAATTACTAAATTTGCTTTAGGCGATGATGAGATTGATTATACACTGTACAATAAGGATCATCCTTCTGGTTCAGCGTATTACGATATTGAAATTCTTCAATCACCGTGTTTTGAGGCATTCACAACGGATAATGCGAATATTAATTATGGGCTGCTTTCTTTTACGAGAAAAGATCTGCTTTATTTACCTTCATTGGAGGCAAATGAGTTGGTTGCCGATTCGCCATTGTTTAAGACATCGAGCGTTTACTATATTGCAGCAAATAACGAAACAGGCACAGCACTGACTACTGCTTTCGGAGATACGAAATATTGGGCATTATCGAACTCTACATCTGGTAGGAAAATTGTTATTGAATCCGGATTAGACACTAGTGAAATAACTGCTGATTCGACTAATAGAAGTTCGTATATGCTAAGCACAAACTTACTGGATAGCAAATATTCTATTTATTTTGATAATCGTTTTATTAGTTCTGTTGTGACGCCAACTGCTGCTTCTACATTTACCAATAGCTCAGCTGGTGAAGATCAAGTTAGTTTTACAATGTCATCTGCGACGGCAACTTCTACGACATTTTTGGAAGACTATAGTGCAGCAACAGCCGTAGGAATCGATAATACTGTGTATTTTTATTCAAATGCATTAGTAGATCGTAGCACTATATCAGTTATGGCTGGCCCCGGCGGATCTGCGACAGCGGTTAATGCGACTATAGATTCAGGCTTAACTGCCACTAAAGCCGCATCAACAAATGTTAAATACACTAATTATGGTACTGTTGGGGCAAATTTATTTGGTGATGGCAATACATATGATTATATTGACACGACGCTTTATATTCAAGGGCAGTCAACCAGCGCGATGTTGCAACTGCCAGTTAGACTTATTAGAAGAGCATCATAGGAATATTTTGGAGATATAAATGCCAGTACAAAATTTTGAAACATTTAATACGACTACCGATAAAACTACGACTACAACTTTACTTCATGAAGTGGTTCCATTAACTGGTACAATCGTCAGCGGAACGTATGGGGGTGATGCCGTTTCCCTTGGAAGCGAGCCAAACATTAAAAACTATTCCCATGGAATGTTTCAAACTGTTTATGATTATCCTTATTTGAGTTCTTCAGCGAACCATATTTTTGATATTACTATGGGATATGATGAAAGCTCCGTTATGAGTGCCTCTGCTTATACACAGAATTCCAAAAAGATCAATATGTATAATCAGTTCTCACAGGTTTTGCTTGGATATACCGGTAGTAATAACACAACAGAAATTTTTGAAAGCGACTTAAGTTTCGCTGACAACAACCGTCAAATGAAAGAGGTATTCTTTCTTAATTTTTCTCGTTTGATAACAAAAGATCAGATTAAGAAAGGAACATTTAGTATTACCTTGGGTACTGGTTCGTGGGCGAATCCCTTTCATGCTACATCTGGCTCTGTTATTTTGAGCGATGTAAGCGCCTCTTCTACCGCAGGAACAAACAACAAAGGCAACTCTGGACAATATGGCGTGCTTTATAGTAGCAACGGCGCTGATCCTGTTCTGGGCGCTGTTGGTCATGGACTTGTGTTTTACCAAGCAGGAATAGTTGTACTAACTGCTTCGTTGTTTACGGCTTCATACAGTTTCAACAGCGGCTCGACTGCCACTGTGTCTGGTGCCGCCGGCCTCATTCTATCACAATCAATGATTAGTTCTTCAATCTCTGGAAACTGTGATGCTCTTCGGCATAGAATTGGGAATATTTCTTATAACAATACAACTGAAATTAATTCAACGATTTACTTCTGTAGAGTGCCATCTAGTAAATTTAATTATAGTTCAAATCCCACTTATACTAGTGGTAGCAAAGTGAGAGTTAAGACTATTGCTTCTGATACTCCTGTGTCGTATATTACTACTATTGGGCTTTATAATTCTAGTAATGAGTTGCTTGCGGTCGCTAAACTGTCTGAGCCTATCAAGAAGGACCCAACCAACGAGGTTACCTTACGAGTGAGATTGGACTATTAAAATACTAAGTAGATGACTATTTAATACGAGAGTAATATGTCATACAGAAAGTTCAAACCTACCGATATTCTATTAAATACGATGAAAACTTATCCTAGTTGTGAGTTTTTTATTTTTGATGGTAATGTGTATTATAATAATATTCCTCAACACTCCGGAGCATATGGGCCGGATGTGCCTATAACTGGTGGTTTCCTTAGTTTATACGAATATAACGTTGATAGACATCATCATTCTACCGGAAGATACGTGCCTCCAGCGGAATCGCGACTTTTTGATTCTGACAGAAAGGTTGAGGACAAAGGCATAATTTATCCTTTCATTACTAAAGATTCTGCTCGATCAAGTTTTAAAACAGCAGGCAAAACAAGCTACAATAATGAGTTTCAATATGGAGATGTTCTCGAAGGGAAATATCCTATGTCTGCATCGATTACAAGAGAGTTTATGTATTATCCTGCCGGTCTTCGAGTGCCAGGTTATGACAAGGGAAACAGTAATGCAACAACTATTACGAACGAAGATGGAAACACGATTGACTTCGTTGAAGCCCCTCTTTACCGACATTATTATTCATTGAAAAATAGATTAAATCTTTATGGCTTAAGAAGTATACACCATAAAGTTATTGGAACTGGCTCAGTTGATATAGATATGCCTTGGAACAAAGATGATCAGCAAATTAATTTGATATCCATTCCTTCGATATTCTATGGAACTAAGATTAAACCAGGAACGGTTTCGCTAAAGACGTATTATACCGGCACATTAGCCGGCGAACTGCGCGACAGCAAACGAAACGGAGAACTGATTCAAGTATCCGCATCCAGCGAACATGCATCTGCTAACGGCTTTGATAATAAAGTTGCAGGAGTTGTTCTTTATGATGAAGGTTTCATACTTTTAACTGGCTCTTGGGATTTAAGCCCCACAGCGATTCCTATAACAACCGGCTCTGGCGATGCTGATGATGAATTAAAATGGATTTACTTCGGCGCCGGCGCCCAGGATGGAGTTACACAAGCAACAATCTTGGCCGCGCGCGGCCAAGTCACAGACACCCCAACCGGCACCAACTACAATAAAGCTTCATTTAATCTATCTTTCAAAGGCACAACAGAGACACAAGTTATGACGATGTTTGCCAACGCTAGAAAAGGCGAAGTAAACTATTCAAACAATCCAACATTTTTAGAGTATGGTCAGACATTATTGGAAGTAACTTCATCAAAAGTATATCAAGAGAATACGGATAGAAAAATCAAAAACATAGCTAGTTCCAGTTATTCTGACTATTCTGCTTCTTTTAAAAGACAAGTGTATGTCGGTAGAGTTGCAATATATGATGAAAGTAAGAATTTGATAGGTGTTGCCACGTTGTCTAATCCTGTATTAAAAGAAGAAGATCAAGATTTGACATTTAAAATCCGTTTGGATATATGATATAATACAAATATGATTTTAGGAATAGATGTATCGACTAGTATTTGTGGATTTTCCGTGGTTGCGAATAATCAGATATTATATTATAATCATATTGATTTGCGCAAACACAAGGGTGTTATAAAAAAGGCGCAAGTATTAAAAGATAAGATTGATGATTTGTTTGAAGCTTATCAATGCGATGGGGAACATGCTAAGTTTGGATTTGCTGACTATCCCATTGAACACATTTATA